TCACCCCGCCCTTTTTTGGGCGGCGTGTTTGACGTTGGCTTTGGTGATCGGCAGGCCGAGGGTTTCACGGTGTCGCTTGCCTCGGTGCATGAAGACAATGCGCAGGCTCTTACCGTGAACCTCAACCCCTGGCGACTTGGCCAGTTCGGTCTCTACGCCGCTACCTGTGGTGCGCTCTCTACCCAACGGTCGAACTCCTCAAGGTTGATTAAGATCCTGCCATCGGGGGCTTTGTGCCACAGCTTGCCCTGCGCCCATACCCCGCCTTTTACTTTGTGTTGGATCGCGTCGACCGAGTAGCCCGTCAGGTCGGAGGCGCGCTTGATCGTTACCCAGCGAACGGTGCTCATCGTTTCTCGCTCCGTTTGAGCTGCTGGCGTCGGCGCGAGCAGCGTTGGTGATTGCCCTGACTACGTTGGCGCCCGCAGATGTCGCAAAGGTGCGGCAGCTCCAGCGGGCGGCGATGGATCGGCGGCTTGGCCGGCGCGGCGATAAACCGGCGCGCCTCGTCTTCGGGCTTTATGTAGTCCTGGTGGCCCGTGCTGAAAATAAACCTGGTCATGCCCGCACCTCCTGCTTGCTTAGGCTGATAGCCATCGCCATCGGCCGCACCCATACCGGCATGCTGTTAAGGGTGAAGGTCTCGCCCATCTCGCTCAGCATCAGTGTGCTGAGCATCACGTCTGCTATTGCCTTGCCCGCCTTCCTCGGTACCGCGTTGCCGATCCTCTCTCTGTGAGCGCTGTCGTTTTTGCCGTGCAGCGTGAACTGCTCGCCCACCAGCTCAAGTGCCCCCGTGTGCTTGCATGGCTGCCAAATGTCCTCTGGGTCAAACATGCTCTGCAGCGCGGCCAGCTCGAGCGTGGTGAAGGGGCGGTGCCAGGTGTCATCTAGGCTGCGGATCACGCAGGTCAGGCGGTCATTCGCGGCGGGCATGCGTATGTCCGCAACCGACCAGCGACCGTTGTCGTGCTTGGCCCGGGCAGAGACTGCGCCGGCAGCTGCGTCCCATTCGATCACGCCGTAGTGGCCGCCCGTCAAATAGGCATCACCTTTGCTGCGATCGAGGATGCGCGGATCTGCGATAGATCCGGCGCCACTGGCTACCTGCTGACTGCCGGTGATGGTGCCGGCGGTATCGGCCCATTCGTTTACGCGCAGCTTTTGGCTGCTCGCGCCTGGGTGCCAGTTGTATCGAGGATCTGCAACAGACTGCCAGCCACCCTGTACGCCCTTGCCGCCGGCGATGATGACGCCCGCGTGTTGGTCGAACGGCACGATTCGGTAGTTGCTTCGTTGGCGGTTCCAGTTTGGGCGCGGGTCGGCCACGCTGAACTTTCCTTGCCCTGGTGACTTCTGGCTGGTGATGGCGCCCACCTGGTCGGAGTAGGGCACCACGCCATACTGTTGGCCGTCCTTCCACTTTGCTGACTGCTCAAAGCGTGGATCTGCAACTGAGAACGCACCGTTGGTTGGGCCGCTCCGGCCAGCGATTGCGCCTGCATGCTCGCCCCAGCCATTGACCCCCAGATAGCCCTGGTGAAACTCCGGCACAATCGCATAGTCGCGCAGCTGGCCACCTTCCACGGCGAAGCGGTTCAGGCTTCTCCAGTCGCCGCCGGCTTCGACCAAGGCAAGGCGCACCCACGTTTTCCACTGCAGGGCGGGTACGCGGTGCATTGGCCCGGCCAGTTCGATATCGCCGGCCAGTGGCATCCTGCCAAGGATCTCGCCCACGCCCTTCAAGCGGTGGTGTTGAGGCTGGTACAGGAACGCCGGCACGCGTTCGACGTGGCGTGCGACCATCAGAAAGCGCTTGCGGCTTTGTGCCAAACCCGCGATTTTGCCGCAGTCGTGCACGGTCTCCGCCACGGCATACCCGTAGAAGCTGAACAGTTGTTTGATCTGCTCCAGCAGATGCCGGCCACGGCTGGCCAGACGGGGTACGTTCTCAAAAACGATCAGGCGCACCGGGTCTGCTTTCCATGCCTCCAGCATGAGCCACACGCAGCGCAGCGTCAGCTCATTGAGCGCCTGGTACTTGGGTGTCAGGCTCAGGCTCTGCGACAGCAGGCCGCTGGCTCCCTTGCAGGGGCTGCTGATGAACACAGCGTCCGGTGTCTCGTTGTTGGCGGCGCGGCGCACGTCTTCAACGGTTGCTTCCTTCCAACCTGGTGGCGGCTCGGTACCGTGAAAGCGGGTGTACTGATCGCGTGTAAACAGATCCTGCAGGGTGCCTTTCACTCCGGTGGCCTTCTCGAAGTCGGCCAGGCCTACCGGGTCAACGTCGATGCCGCCGAGGCAACGCCAGCTGCCGTGCATGTTCTGCAGGCGCAGCACGCTGTCATTGAAGCCAGCCGCTCCCGATCCGAGACCGCAGCAGAAGCCAAAGTGCTTGTACTCGCGCTTGATCATGCCGCACCCCCTTGGGCGAACAGCTGCTCCTGCAGGGGCAGGCGTGGCTGTGGCCGGTTGTCTACCTGGTGGCTGATTACGCCGGCTTCACATTGGTAGCTACCGCAGATCTCGGTAGCGAACACCTCTTGCCTGTGCTGCCCGCAGGTGCCAAAGGGCGTGCGTTTTTTTGGGCCGTTCCAGTCCTCAAAGGGGCAATGCTCGTCGTCTGCAAAGCCTTGGCCTGTGAAGTGAACACAGCTGATGCAGGCTTTGGGCATCTGCACGCTGCAGGGGTTAATTGCGGTCACAGGTCACCCCCTGGTCGCGCTTGGCTCAACTTGATTCTGCGCACCGCGCGTGCGCAGGCGGGGAAGTCCTTAACGTCATCGCACTGCATGCCGTCGCTGAAGTACTGTTGCAGGGCTGCGTCTCGGTCTTGCTCTGTGCTGGTCCAGTACCGGTCTGCTGCGAATGCTTCGGCGTTGCCAGCCTGAAAACGTGGCTCGGCTGTTTGTGTCGGTGCCGCCTGGTTGTAGGGCAGTCCGGGCGGCAGGCTGCTGGGGTTGTCACCGTCTCGGTAGCTGCTGGCGTTTGGCTCGCCGGTTGGCTTGAGGTTGCGATAGCACAGCTCCAACTCGTCGCGTGAGGGCAGGTACCAGTCGCCGTGCTCGCCGATCTTCAGGCACAGCACGTGCTTGGCCAGCTCGCTGCCGGCTGCGGCCATCGCGCGGGTGTTCGCGAGCCCGTCGCAATAGCTGTTCGCCTCAATGAGGTCGCCGTAAGGTCCCCATTCAGCGTCGCGGAACTCGCCGGTGGCATAGGGAGAAACGATCAGGGCGTATTCGTCACCCTGGATCTGGAAGCGGCCCACGTAAAAGCCCCCGGCAAACGGCTCACCGGGTTTCTTCTGTGGGAGCCCATACCCCTCGGCAAGCTGCGCAGCTGCATTACCCTCTGAGCGGAGCGGTGTGCTCAGGTCTGACGCGTGGCGCACGCCTTTGGTGGGGGTATTGGCAGTTTCGCGGGTGCTGGAAGCGGGGTTAATAATGCCTGCCCCTGCGGGGCAGTGACTCTTTATACCGCTGCCGTTGGACTGCGCAGGGCGACCGTTTAACGCGGCGTTCTGGTCTGCGTCCGTGCGGAGGTCGCCGCCGCGCAGAAGCGCGGCAGAGGCTGCGGTGCGTGCGGCAGCGGGTGCTTGGCTGTTGTTCATGCGCAGTGTCTCCCTTCCTGCAGGTAAGCCGGTTTGCTAGGTGCGTTGGCGCGGTGACGTGCGATGGCCTGGCGCCGGTTGTTGTTGGTGAGCTCGTTGAGCAGCTGCATTTGATAGCGGTGGAATGCTTCTTCGCAGCTCCAGGGGCGCACTCGCTGTGTGAGTGGTTGGGTGCCGGCAAGGCATGGCCAAGGCGTGTCATCTGGCGGCATGAGGTCGCGCCGCTCGGTTGCCAGGGCGATCATGTCTGCATCGTGCACGCAAGCCGGCAGTGCGGGGTTGAGTCCGAAGCGCGCACAGATGGCGTGCCAGATGTGCGTCTCGATCTGCCTGGCGTTGGGCAGCAGCGCCTTGAGAGGCCGCGTAATGTCACCGATGTATGCTTCTGTCGCGTCATGCAGTAGAGCCGTAAGGCGGTGCTCTTCTGGCACCAGGTCGGCCACCATGCAGCTGTGCTGGGCAACGCTGTAAAAGCGATCAGAGTGGCCGTTGAAACGGCACAGGTTCGCGAGCGAATGAGCTATGTCCAGCGGGTTCACCTTGCTTGCTCGTGGCTGCAGCAGGTCGAACTGCTGACCCGTGAGGGTGGTTATCCAGCTCATGCTGCACCGCCTTGGCCGTAGGCCTGGCACAGCTTGGCAAATATCACGGAGCCGTCCTGCAGGTAATCGTGGAGCTCGTAGACGGGTTGGTTGTCGAGCTGGAGCACTCGCAAACAGTCCTCGAACAGGTCATGGTCAAGTCGGCGCAACTCGACCAAGGCGAACGGATAGTCGTAGCTGCTGTACAGCCCGAGCAGGAATCTGCCGACGACTCCGCTTTGGCCGCTGCCCTGCTGGGCGACCTTCACCAGTCGCGCCAGCGCTGCGGGGCCTTGCTCTTGGGCCTTCTGGCGCGCCGAGGCAGAGCGGGCTGCAGCCAGAGAGGCGCTTACTTTGGTGAGGTGATCCTGAGTTTGGCTCATGCCGCAATCTCCTCTACTGGGCCAAGGCGATAGGCAATGCTCCGGCATTCATCGCGCAGGCGACGTGCTGAGCTGGCTTGCGGAGCGTTGAACGCGTCGAAGGTGCGCGCCGCCAAATCGAGTGCCGTGGCCGTTTGCACCAGGGTGGTGTAGTCGCAGACGCGTATGGCTTCATGCTCGCGTTGGTCGCGGGCCATGTCTTGGTTGGCCTGCTGATAACGATCAGCGATGTGCTGTTGCTCTGCCGCTCGGCGCTTCTCTTTGTTGAGGGTGCTGTTGAGTTGGTCCAGCTGGATCTCGTGCTGGATGTCACGCTCTATGCGGCCAATGCGCATGCCGTAGGCATACAGGCCGATGAGGGTTAGGGCTAGCAGCAGGCTACCCAGCAACAGGGCGGGGGTTGTGATGTGCATGGTGTTGCTCCGTGATGTGATGCCGGTGGTGGCGGCGGGTTAGGGTTCTTCTTTCGGTGCCAGCTTGATCGCCAAGCTGGCATCGGCTCTGGCTGCGCACTGATCGATGTACGCGGCCAAGTGGTGGATCTCGATGTAGTGCCTTGCCTCCCGGCTGTCTTCCAGCGTGGTGACCGGGAGCGGCAGTCGCGGGGTGCCCAGCACGCGCTTGAAGCGGTCTTCATTGATGTTGCGGAACAGCCTTTCCCGCAGGGCCTCACGCGGCACAAGCACGGTGCCAAACATGCGAAAGAGCATGTCGAGCGTCGTTGGCCGGGGCGGCGTGTGCAGGCGCAACGCGTGTTGGGCTGTGTCTACCTCAGTCACGACGTCTCCTTGTTTCTCTGTGGGTGATGCCATGCGTTGATCAGGTGCGTGCGCACCAGGTCACGCCAGTGCTCTGGTACCAGCTCCATGGCTGCGCGGCGCTCATCCAGCGTGGGCAGCTGCACAATGGCTGCTGCCCAGGCGCGGGGCGTGAGCGGCTGCACCGGGAGGCCGTTGACGTAGACCGGGGAGGGGCTACGCAACATCTGCCCGGTCCGGTGGTGGTGGGGCTGGTGGCTGCATGTCGAGCTCGAAGGCCAGCCAGCGCAGCGCGTCTCGCCGAATGCGGGTGGATTGGCTGTATTGCATGCCCAGTGACGGGTGCGGCCAACTGCTTTCGTGCACGAACAGGTAGGCGCGGTGCTGCTGCGGCTGGGCCGGCAGGTTGCGGTCGTTCAGCAACCCTTTGGCGCGCATGCGCTTGATGAGCTCCGGGCGCGTGATGCCCAGCGCCTTGGCTGCTTTTTGCAGGGAGTATGGATACACGGGCCACCTCCTATGCTGCCTGGCTGGTTGTGCGTACGGCCTGCAGGAAGCGATGCAGGTTGTCGCTCAGCAGCTGATAAGCCTGCTCGCGGTCGGTGGGCAGCTGCATGCTCAGCGCGGTTTCACCCACGGCGATCCTGGCGCGGCCAGGCTCGAAGCCCACCTCAAACTCAATGTCGTCGTCGGTCCAGGTGTAGTAGGTGCCGCGTTGAGCCTGGATGCCCTCGCGCAGCATCTGCTCTATGTCGCTGACCAGCTTGTACTCGTCTTCATGCGGGAGGTCGCTGAACGGCGCTCCGTTGGCCGCGTCTTCGATAAAACGAGCCGCCCGGCGCGGGCACAGCGGTTTGGCGAACCGTGAGGCGGTGTGATTGTTCCCAGCATGGACCAGCATGGATACGCCGTTGCTGCACTGCAGCATGTCTACGGTGATGGTGCTGCTGACGTTGTGGTTGTTGCGCAGGGTGTGCTTGAAGGTGCCAGTGAGGCTGACCTGGGCGGCTAGACAGGTGTGGCTATTGGTGCTGAGTCGTAGAGTGCTCATGCCGCATCACCTCCCCATGGATTGCTGGGGGTGGTGCGAGCGCGTACCGGCTTGGGCTTCTGGACTACCAGCTTACCGCCAGTGCCCTGTAGGGCGTTGCGCAGCTCAAAGATGCGGAAGATGTCGCACGTTGGTAATACGTGGACGGTTGCAGGTTGTGACATGACATTGCCTCATCTGTGGTGGAGATGAGGCAATGTATAACGCAGTGTTGTTATGTGGTCAATGACGAAATGTTGTTTTATTTTCCGAGCAAGGTGCTTTGCCAGTGTTCCTCGCTGATGATCGCAATTCGATTTCCAGCCTCTCTAAGCTCGACAGCCTTCTTGATTTTGGTGCCGTAGCTGCTGTGCAGCCATTGATCGTTGCCAATGGTGCCGACTACTAGAAAGTCGACCTTTTTGCTGACAGAGGGCGCAATTCTGCCTCCGCGTCCTATGACGATAGCCTCGCACTCCTTTCGCGGTCCAAAGGCCATCACTCCTGTGAACAGGAATGCTCGGTCGGCGCAGTTCAGGTCTGGGGCTGGGTGATTTAGGGGTAGTGTCGTTGGGCGCTGGAGGGGAGTTGCTGCAGCAAGTTCGAGCCCGGTGAACTGCTTTAGCATGTCTAGCAGTTCTGCAGCTTCGCTGGCGTCTAGGTGGTTGTCGCTCAGCATGTCTGCGAGTCGCCGGTACAGCAGGTTTACTACTGGGTCGGCGTAGTGGTTCATGTTTGTTTCGATCCAGCGTTTAAGGAACTCCGCTTCCTGCTGGTTTATCTGGCCGTCGGCTGTTATTCCGGACGCTAGCCCGATCAAGGCGTCTGCTGATCTGCGGTCGATACGGGCCTGGTGGAAGATGCGGCTGTTCTCGAACTCCTGGTGTAGATCTGTCATCGGTGTGCTCCTCCTTCGCAGTGTTGCGTTCCTTCTGGCTACAGTGCGCCCCCGTGCCATACTGCCCGACCCACAATGCTTACATGCTCGATTTCCGAGTCGGCTACCGGTTGATCCGGGTAGGTGCGCTTGTCTTCGTTGTCGCTTCTGATTATCCAGCCGCCGGTGATGGACTGGATAAGTCGTTTGATGATCAGCTGGCCGTCAGGCTTGCAGAGCACGTAAATGCGACCGTCTTTGGGGGCAGTCTGGCTCTCATCGAACAGCAGTACGTCGCCATCGCTGATTGTTGGTTCCATGCTGTGCCCTTCGACGTAGATTACGTGAAGGTTTCGCTCTTTCAGGCTCATACGGGTGAGCCAGGCTCGTTTGAAAACCAAGCCTCCTTTTACTTCTACGTGGTCATTCATCTGCCCGTTGCCTGCTGCAACCTTCGCGGTGTACTGGGGTACCAGGGCGTAGTCGTGGGCGGATGGAGTGTGCGCGGGAGGTGTGGCGTCCTGGTCGGGATCGCCCTCGACCAAATGCATAAGGGTAGTGCCTAGCGCGTCGGCGATTGTCCGTAGGTTCGACAGGGTCGGCTCTCGTTTGTCGAGTTCATAATTGCCGACGCGCGCTTGCCCGTTCTCCCATCCGCAGGCTGTGGCCAGTTCGGTCTGGGATAGGTTCTTTGCTTTGCGCAGTCGCGCGATTCTCTTGCCTAAGGTTTCCATGGATCAAAAATATCACGCAGCGTTAATTTTTATGACGACTAAACGTCTTGCAAAAACAACGATTCGTCGTTATGTTTGCGTCAGATCCTATTGAGGGAGTCAGCATGGGTAATCGAATTTCCGAGATTCGTCGCCAAGCCAAAGTAAGTCAGGTGGTTTTGGCGGAGGAGCTTGAGTGGTCGCAGGGGCGGTGGAGCAACTACGAGTCTGGTCGGCGCGTGCCTGGGCTTTCTGAGTGCAGGGCAATAGTAAGGGTGCTGTCGCGGCATTGCGGACCCTGCACGTTGGATGACGTTTTTCCGCCAGAGGCTGACCAACCTCAGGCTGCGTGAATGACTGCCGGGCATGCGCCCGGCTATCACCGTCCTGCTGTCGCAGGGCTTGCCGGTATCTCCACCACAGATTTACTGGCCGTTGGTTGCCCGCTTTCTCCACCACAGATAGGCGGGCTTTTGGCAAGGGCTCCACGGAGCGGCAGCCTTTGCCTTTTTGTCTGGCCGGCGTATCCACCACAGAGCCGCCGACCAGGTTGTGATCACTGGAGCAGTGTCACCGCGCAACTGTAGCAAAACGCTAGCGGGGTGACACGGCAGACTTGGGAGAGAACTGCCATGGCACGAACTGCTATGAGCTGTACCGAAAGGGCCAAGCGTGAGGTGCTACCACTTGCGCTGGCCCTTTATCACGCCGGTCAGGATTACCGCCCTGGCGGTATCGCGGCAATTGCCGCTATCTACGGGCGCAAGGCGTCCACATTGCAGCACAAGTTGAGCCCTACGCAGGCCACCCACGCTGCCAACCCCTATGACATTGAAGAAGTCACTGCTGCCACGCGTGATCCGCGGATCATGGACTCCATGTGCGAAGCCTTTGGCGATGCCTGTTGGGTAGACCTGCGTGAGCTCTTGCACGGTGAAAGCCTGGATGGCCAGACGGTGGCCTCTGTGATCAATGCAACAGGGGAGGCGCTGGCTAAGCAATCGGCACTGATGAATGCCATTTCCTCTGGTCTGGCCAACGATGGCCGGATCGACCGGGGAGAGCTTGCCGCCTGCAAGCTGCAGATGAGGCAGGCGCAGGCCTCGTTGGTGATGCTGGAGCGTGTGCTGGAGCGTGATGCGGAGGAGTACGACAATGGCTGATGACGCAGATATCGCGGGCGACAATGCATTGCGCTATGAGGCGCAGCAGTTAGCGGCTTTTGCTGCAGCTGCCGCAGCTGGTGGCGGGGAGCAGTTGAGCGAATGCGCAGAGTGTGGCGACAAGATCCCACCAGCTCGGCTGGCAGCGTTAGCTGGTCGAGCGTGCCTGCGCTGCGCTGACTGCCAAGGCGTGTTCGAGGGCTTGAAACAGCGGGGCCTGGCATGACTGACGCTCGCGAGTTGTTGGCGGACCTGCTGGCCCAGCTGCAAGACGCCGAACTGGACCCTGAGACGCCCTTGGTTATTGGGGAGCGCACACGCTGTCGTGCAAAGGGGGACACGGGCAAGGCAAAAACCGGCTTTTACGTGATCTATGAGCACCGCAATGAAGACCGCACCTTCTATGCGGGCGCCTTTGGTAGCTGGCGAGAAGGGGAGAAGGGCAGCTTCCACAAGCTGAAGCCTGTGGGCGGGCGGATGACCGCAGAAGACCGTGAGGTCATCAAGGCCCGTGTTGAAGCGGCAAAGAAGAAAGAGGCAGCAAAGCAGGCGGCGCGCCATGCCCGTGCTGGCCGGCGTGCTGCTGGTATCTGGAAGACGCTGCCCGAGCGTGGGCGTTCGGCGTACCTGGAGCGTAAGCAGGTAACCGCGCTGGGCCTGCGCTTTGGTCGCAAGCCCGGCACCGCCCTGGTGCCGATGCGCAACCTGCATGATCACATTGTTGGTATGCAGATTCTGTTTGATGAGCCTGATGCGGACGGCCTGAGCAAGCGCTATTGGCCGCCTGGCTTGCAGAAGGAGGGCGCATTCCATCTGATCGGCCCGCACCCGGAGCCCGGTGAAGCGGTGCTGTTGTGCGAAGGCTACGCCACCGGCGCTAGCCTGCACATGGCGACCGGACTTTGCGTTGTGGTTGCTTATGATGCCGGCAACCTGTTGCCAGTTGGCAAGGCGATGCGCGAGCGCTACCCCGGGCGGCAGTTTGTGTTCTGCGCTGATGACGACTGGAAAACAACCAACGTCAAGGGCGAGCCGTGGAATCCGGGGCAAGAGAAGGCCGTAAACGCTGCTCGGGTTGTGGGGGGCAGTTGGGTCTGGCCGGTGTTTGATGGCGAGCGCGACGACAAGTGGACCGACTTTAACGACCTGCACGTGGCTGAAGGAATGGACGCAGTCCGGCGGCAGGTGATGGCGGTGGTGCGGCCAAGCAGCGCTGATGGTGGTTGGCAAGAGCACTTGCACCGCAGCAACACCGGAGCGCTGGTTGCGCATGTTGTGAATGTGTCCCTGATCCTCTCGAACGATCCGCGCTGGCAGGACGTGATTGCCGAGGATATTTTCAGCTCCAAAACGGTGAAGCGGCGTGCTACGCCCTACGGCGGCCAAGCGGGGGAGTGGAGCGACCTTGACGACACGCGCACTGCCATCTGGCTGGCCGAGCAGTACGGGCTGCGTGTTAAGGCGCTGACGGTGCTGGAGGCGGTGGCAGTGGTTGCCCACGAGAACCAGTGGCACCCGGTGCGAGAATACCTGACTGCTCTGCGCTGGGACGGCATCTCTCGGCTGCGCAGCTGGTTGCGTACCTATCTTGGTGCGCAGGCGCTGGCAGACAATAAGGAATACCCCGACATTATGGGCATGCGCTATCTGATCTCTGCTGTAGCGCGCGTAATGAAGCCGGGGGCCAAGGCTGACTGCGTGATCATTCTTGAGGGGTTGCAGGGCCGAGGCAAATCAACTGCGCTGGCGATCCTTGGTGGTGAGTGGTTCATGGATACCCCTTTTCCGCTGGGCGACAAAGAGGCGTTTCAGCAGATCCGGGGTAAGTGGCTGATCGAGCTCGGCGAGCTGGATGCGTTCAACAAGGTTGAGTCGACCAAAGCGAAGCAGTTCTTTGGCGCCACTACCGATACCTTTCGGGCCAGTTACGCACGCCGCACTGTCGACGTGCCCCGCCAGTGCGTGTTTGCCGGCACAACCAACCAGGACGAATATCTGCGCGACCCAACGGGCAACCGGCGCTATTGGCCGGTGGACTGTACGCGTGTGGATCTGGCCGGGCTGCCTGCGGTGCGGGACCAGCTATGGGCTGAGGCCTATAAGCTCTACCTGGCTGGCGAGCCCTGGTGGCCGCAGGATGATGAGGTGGACATGTTCACGGCAGAGCAGGATCTGCGCTTCCAGGGCGATGCCTGGGAGCCGCGCATTGTGAAGTGGCTGGAAGACAACCCCTGCGAGTCCGTGAGCAGTGATGTGCTGCTGGAGAAGGCGTTGAACATGGACCCCGGTCATTGGGGCCGGCCAGAGCAAACGCGTATTGGCCAGGTGATGCATCGGCTCAAGTGGAGGCGACGACGTATGGCACCGCAGGGCCGCTATGGCGTGCGGCCTTATGCATACATGCGCCCGGATGATTGGAAGTCTTGGAGCCAGACCGCTTTGGATGACAGGGGGCCAGTGCTATGATCCGCGCTATCGATGAAATGTTGCGACTGTGGGCTGCAGAGTTGCACCCGCCTGGTGGTACTTGGCGGTGCGAGAGTGGTGGCGGTGGCAGCCCGCTGGCCGCGTTGATTGACTCCAAGGGCGTGATGATCCGCAGTACGCGGGGCGCCAGGGTGCTGCTGGATGAGTCGGCCGAGATTGAGCTGATTGTCAGGAAGCATCTGCCATTCAGGGAATCGCAGGTGATATGGGAGCATTACACGAACTATGACAGCTTCGAGTACCAGCGTCTGGAGGCGTGCGGCTGCAGCCGAGCGCAGTTCTACAGGCGATTACACATGGCTCACTGCTTGATACAGCAGGGCCTGATGAACCGGAAGCGCGCCGCATGAGGCGCGCTTTTTTGTTTGTGTCCCACGTGCTCACCTATGTTTTGACGTTAGGTGCTGTGCAGCCCCCGTATTCTCTGGCCGTGTCCCACTCCCTACCTTTTCAGCGACTCCCCCCGCAGGCGTGTGGGCGTGTGTGTGCGCCTACGCGCGCACGCGTGCATGCGCGCACGTAACTATTATTCCCTTACAGGTAGGGAAGTGGGACACAGTCAGTAAGGATGTGGGGTTGCGCGGTGTCGCACCTGTTAAATCGGTGGGGCAGGTGAGTCAGGCGCCGCAGGCGCCAAAGCCAGATTGGGAATACTCGCGGCGCACTCGCTGCACACTGGCGGCACACTGCGGGCGCACTGGTGGTATGGCAGCAAACCGGCATTGCTGCCATGAGAATCAGGGGGTATAAATCCCCTATCTTCAAAGAAGTCTGCAAACACAACCCGGCCAACGCGCCGGGTTTTTTGTTTCTGGTGCCCGGCGGACGATCACACCGCCATGGACGCGGCACCACCCGTCACGGCAGCCCTGATGGGCTCCTTCCCCGGTCAGATGGCTGGGGTTTTTTATTCATCCGCACCGGGTAAGCCCAGGAGCACCTATGAGGATTCACGGGATGAGTGAGCCGACCACAGCAGGGCTGGCTGGTATCGGCCTTGGCAAACTGCTGGGTATCAGCGTTGGCGCTGTTGCTGTTGCGTTTGTGGTTATGTGCCTGACTCAGCCCCAGTCGCGGCGGGAGTGGGTGGTTGCCCTGGTGTGCACGCTGCTCGGTTCGGTATGCGGCGGTGCGTTCATCATCCAGTGGCTTGGCCTGCAGGCATGGGCCGATACCGTCGAGGGCCTGATGGCGTTCGCTGGTGTGTACTTCACCGCTGGTTTGCCTGCGTGGGTGCTGGTGCGTGGCGCGTTCGCTTGGTTCAACGGGCCTGATGGGCGCAGCCTGCCTGCGATCATTGATCTGTTCCGTAAGGCGTTTGGTCGGTGACAAAGATCACAAGTGGCACGGCGCGCGGCTATGGCTATCAGTGGCAGCAGGCGCGCGAAGCATTCCTGCGGGCCTCGCCGTTCTGCTCGATGTGCAGTACAGACGAACGGCCAGTGCCTGCAACTGTGGTGGATCACAAGATTCCGCCCCGGCTGAAGGAGGCCAAAGCGACTGGCTCGGCTCAACAGGTCGCAGCAGCTTGGAAGCTGTTCTGGTCTCGCAGCAACTGGCAGTCGCTGTGCAAGCACTGCCATGACTCGGCCAAGCAGCGCATGGAGAAGTCGGGGCGCATTGCGGGTTGCAGCCCTGACGGCAGGCCGCTAGATCCCTCGCACCACTGGAACCAATGACGCCGCCGCGCGGCGCGGACAGGGGAGGGGGGGTGAAAAACTTAGCAGGCTTTTTGATCTAGACCGCTCTCCCATCTTTTCTCGCAAAATGCGGGAAAAATAGGGGAGGGGGGTATCAAGTTAGAGGGGTATTTGTATGGCAGGCAACGGCAATTCAGGCCGTCCGGGCAAGCCGGCTGCGCTTCAGCTTGTCCAGGGCAATCCAGGCAAGAAGCCGTACGGTGAGCTGATGGCAGAAATAACACAGCCGCTCGTGCCAACCGCTGCGCCGCCTATGCCGGATTGGCTTACCGATGACGCGGTCAGTGAGTGGGAGCGAGTGATCCCCGACCTGATAACTCTCGGTCTTGTCAGCAAGCTCGACATGATGGCCTTCGCGACCTACTGCGAAGCGGTGGCGGACTGGCAGCGCTTTCGACGCAAGATCGCAGAGCACAACGCCCGCAGCGATGATGCGGGCGATGTGCAGACATTCTCTACGGGTGCAAAGCAGATCAGTATCTGGCGGCAGTTGGCCAATGACGCGGAGAAGCGTGCCAACGCTGCGGGGGCGCAGTTCGGCTTCTCACCCATGGCGCGGCGGAATCTGAAAACGAATCCGGCGCCGCAAGGTGAGCTATTCCCTAATGAGCCAAAAGACGCAGCCTCCCGATTCTTCACCTGAGCAGCGGGACCGTGTTACTGAGTTTGCGCATCAGGCATTGGATGGCACGCTCGTGGTTGGCCCTGACGTCCGGAACGCAGCGCGGCGCCACCTGCGCGACCTTGAAGATGCACACGAACGCGGATATGTCTGGAGCCCTGAGGCGGCTGCTCGTGCTATCGCTTTTTTCGAGGAGGTGCTGTTCCTCAATGGTGGTGACTACGAGGGCCGGTTGTTCCTGATGGCGCCCTGGCAGTGCTTTGTGGTGGGCAGTCTTTTTGGTTGGCTTACGGTCGATGGCTACCGTCGCTTTCGCATGGCATTCATCGAAACGGGCAAAGGCAGTGGCAAGTCACCCCTGGTGGCCGGCATTGGGCTGTACGGCCTGGTTGCAGATGGCGAGATGCGCGCCGAGATCTACGCTGCCGCGACGAAAAAAGACCAGGCGATGATCCTGTTTCGTGATGCCGTGGCGATGGTGAATCTCTCAAAGCATTTGCGATCACGCGTGGTGCAATCGGGTAGGGATGAGAAGGTCTGGAACCTGTACTACCCGAACAGCTTCTCGTTCTTCAAGGCGATCAGCTCTGATGAAGGGCAGTCTGGGCCGCGCCCGCACATCGGGCTTATCGACGAGGTACACGAACACAAAACGTCGAGTGCGGTAGACATGCTTCGGGCCGGCACCAAAAACCGGCGCCGTGCCATGGTTGTGATGATCACGAACAGTGGTTCTGACAAGAAAACCACGGCGGGCCAGTACCACGATCTTGGCGTGAAGGTGTGCCAAGGCAGGCAGTCCGCAGACAGCTTTTTTGCATTCATCTGCTCATTGGATGAAGGCGACGATCCGTTCAAGGATGAAAGCTGCTGGCCCAAGGTAAACCCTTCACTGGACTTTATTGTTGAAGGCCAAACCGACGGCATACCAGGGCGCAACTACCTGCGAGAGCAGGTGCAAGAGGCACATGGCCTGCCGAGCAAAGAGGCCGTGGTGCGCCGGTTGAACTTCTGCCAGTGGACGCAAGCGACTGCCCCCTGGATCGGCTACGACGTCTGGAAGCAAGCAGAAGAGCGTGTGCCGATGAGCATGCTGCGCGACCGGCCCTGCGTTGCGGGGCTGGACTTGTCCAGTACCACTGACCTGACAGCGTTCGTGCTGTTGTTCTATCCGACTGTGGCGGATCCGCACTGGCGGTTGCTGCCTTACTTCTGGATCCCTGATCACGAGCTTGAAGATCGTGAGCGTCGCGACCAGGTGCCCTACCGCTTGTGGATCAAGGATGGCGAGCTGGAGAGCACGCCGGGCAGGGCGATCAGCAAGCTGTTTGTGTTGCGCCGTCTGCAGACGATCTGCGCCTACTTCCAAGTACGCCGCATCGGGTACGACCGCTGGCGAATAGAGGATCTGCTGCAGCTGATGAGTGAGCACGACATCAGCCTGCCAGAGCTTGGGCCGTTTGGCCAAGGCTATAAGGACATGGGGCCGGCGGTCGATGAGTTTGAGCGTCGTTTGTTGGGTATGGCACCCGAGCCTGACGCTATCGAGCTGGATGCCGATGACTGGGAAGAACTCCCTGATCTCGCTCAGGCAGAGGTTGAGACTCTGCGGCATGACGGCAACCCGGTGTTGACCTGGTGCGCGGGCAACGCTGTCACCACCTCTGACCCGGCAGGAAATCGCAAGCCTGACAAAGGCAAGGCCACCGCGCGTATCGACGGCATCGTTGCCTCGGTAATGGCAACCGGCATCAGTACCTCAACTGATATCGGCGGGGGCAAATCCATTTATGACGAAGGTATCGGGATATGAAACTGCTGCTTGTGGTCTGCGCATGGCTTGCCGGTCTCGTTGGTTTTGGGCTGCTGGTGGGCGGAGTGGCACTCATCAGTGTCCCGGCGGCGATGATTGTTGCAGGCCTTGGTCTGCTGGGATGGGCCCGCCTTGCCGATCAGGCGTCCGCCCGGTTGGCCTCTCCGCCTAACGGGGGAGGCTAGCGCTTATGTTTTTTAGTCAACTGCTTGGCTCGGGAATGGGCAGGGTTTCAGAGGGCAGCAGCTCGTTCTGGCAGGGCTTGATGGGCTCCGCGCGCGCCAACAGTAGCGGTGTAGTCGTAACTGCTGACAGCGCGCTGGCGGTGCCGGTGCTGCAGAATTGCGTGACGCTGTTAGCCGAAAGTATTGCCCAGCTGCCGCTGGAGCTTTATGAGCGTAAGGGAGAGGGGCAGCGAGAGGCTGCCATTAACCACCCGCTCTATGACGTACTGCGGTATCAGCCCAACGGCTTTCAAACACCCTATGAATTCACGGAATGCAAGCAGCTTGCGCTGGGGTTGCGGGGTAACAGCTATTCCTATATCGAACGCCGGGATGACGGCAACGTGGCGTCGTTGTGGCCGCTGGATAACGGCAAGGTAGTAGTGCACAAAGGTGCTGACCTGTTGCCTTACTATCAGGTGGGCACAGTGTCGCAGCCGCTGCCGGCTCGTCAGATCCACCATGTGCGTTGGATCAGCCGTAATCATTACGTTGGATTATCGCCCATCGAGCTGCACGCCGAGGCTGTTGGAATGGCCCAGGCTGTGCGGCAGTACACAGCCAAGTCGTTTGCCAATGGCGTCTCTGTGTCCGGTGTGATTGAGCGACCAAAAGAGTCTCCGCCAATCAAGGATCAGGGGAGCATTGATCGCATTCTGGACCAATGGGGCAACAAATTTGGCGGCATGGATAACGCCAAAAAGGTGGCGATGTTGCAGGAAGGCATGACCTTCAAGCCGGTGAGTATGAACAACGTGGATGCCGAGATCCTTGGCATTCTCAAGGCCACAGCGGCGGACGTGGCGCGGATGTACAAGATTCCGCTGCCTATGGTCAATGACCTGGAAAAGGCCAACTACAACACCATTGAGCAACTGCTGATTCAGTTTGTGGTGTTTGGCTTGCTGCCATGGGCCAAGCGCCAAGAGCAGGCAATGATGCGTGACTTCCTGCTGCCGAAGGACCGCAAAACCTACTTTATCGAGTTCAACCTGTCTGGCTTGATGCGAGGCGATCAGAAGAGCCGGTATGAGGCCTACGCTATTGGCCGGCAGTGGGGCTGGCTATCAGTTAACGATATCCGCCGACTGGAGAACATGCCGCCGGTACCGGGCGGCAATGTGTACCTGCAGCCCCTTAACATGATTGACGCAGGTAAGTCAATGCCAGATGGAAACGACCCCAAGGTGCGGGCGCAGCTGGAGCTGCAGCGCGCAGAAATCGACAGGATCCTAACCGCATGAAAAGTTACTTGAGAGCATCAAGCTTGCTGTTCAACCAGCCGCTACTGGTACTCCCCGACATGCTCGACCTGGGTGTGCGGTGGGCAAACCAGACGATGAATCTGAACATCATCAATATCGGTGCCGGGAGTGGCGTCAAGATGATGGAGGACGAAAACGGCTTCATTGAGCGTATGGAGCGCAGTGAAGATCAGCGCCGGACCGCTATCGCAAGTACCGGGGTAGAAGTCATCCCTGTTCATGGCGTGTTGGTCAGCCGTGGTGCGCATATGGACCCTTGCGAAACCATGACCAGCTATGAGGGCCTCCGTGCTCAGCTGCGCCAAGCCGTGGCGGATCCGATGGTGGAGCATGTCGTGCTTGATATCGACAGCCCGGGCGGCTCGGCCACTGGTGCTTTTGAGTTAGCGGCAGATATTCGCGCCATGGCCCGGCAGAAGCCTATCACCGGCCTGGTCAACTTCATGGCTTACAGCGGTGGTTACCTCATCGGCTCGGCCTGCAGCGAGATGGTGGTCAGTCAGACATCTGGGGTTGGCTCCATCGGGGTGATCGCGAGCCACATGGATCGCTCCAAGATGGAAGAAAACATGGGGGTCAAGGTCACCACGGTTTACGCCGGTGCCCACAAGAATGACCTTAGCCCGCACGAGCCGATTACCGAGCAGTCGCTCAAGTTTCTCAATGACCTGGTGCAAGAGAGCTATGAGCTCTTTGTCGGTGCTGTTGCTGAGTACCGGGGCATTAGCCCTGATGTGGTTCGCGCAACTGAGGCCGGACTCTACAGGGGGCAGAAGGCAATCTCTGCTGGCCTGGCAGATCGGCTCTCTGCTCCGCAGGACGCGGTAGATGAGATCTCCCGCGCAGTATCGCAAAGCCGAGCCAGCCGGCAGACGGGGCGCGTTAGCGTTCGAGCTGCGGCTATGGATATTCAAGCACGAATCTGACCGCGTTCGCGGCAGTCAACCCAGCCCGCGTAAGCGGGTTTTTTTATGCCCAGGAGGCACTATGTCCCTTGTATTGAAACTGCGTAGCGAACGCGCTGAGCTGAACACCCAGCTGCAGGCGCTTGCAAAGCTCGAAGCTGAAGGTACCGCTCTGAGTGCCGAGCAGCTGAGCCAATTCGCCGATCTGGAAGCACAGATCAATGCCCTGACTGAGAAGCTCGGTCGTGCCGAAGCTGCGGAGCGCTCTGCTGCTGCCAGCGCGGTGCCGGTCGACGAATCTGCTCAGGGCGTCACCGGGCCGCCTGAATCGCGGGTAGAAGGCCCGTACGCACCCAAACCCGCTCCCGGCGCCAAGATGGCGCAGATGGTTCGGTTGCTTGCAGCGGCTCAGGGCAATCAGTTGCAGGCCGCGCAGATGGCTAAAGAAGGCGGTTTTCCGGCTGATGTTCACATGGCCTTGTCAACGGTCACTGCCGGCGCTGGCGGCGTCCTGGTGCCGGAGAACATGTCGTCTGAGGTGATCGAGTCGCTGCGACCCCGCTCGGTAGTGCGTGGGCTGGGCGCGGTGAGCTTGCCGCTGAATAACGGCAACATGACCATTCCGCGCATCAACGGTAATACCAGTGTCAGCTATCTCGGTACCGAAACCGACATCAGCCTCACTGATATGACCTTTGATGACCTCAAGCTGAGCGCCAAGAAGGCAGCGGCCATTGTGCCGATTTCCAACGACCTGCTGGCATTCTCTGGCGCCAACCCCCGTGTTGATCAGATGGTTGCCAATGATCTGACCATCAGCATGGGCTTGTCCGAGGATCTGCACTTCCTGCGTGCAGACGGTACCGGCAATCTGCCGAAGGGCCTGCGCCACTGGGCGTTGCCGGGCAACGTGGTGACTGCGCCGGCTGGCGTCACGCTGTCGGATCTGGACTTGTTCCTTGGTGGGCTGATGCTCCGTCTGGAGGCTGCCAACGCGAACATGGAGAGCTGCGGCTGGGTCATGGCCCCGCGCACCATTCGCTGGCTCGGCTCGCTGCGAGACGGCAACGGGAACAAGGCATACCCCGAGATCGAGATGGGCATGCTCAAGGGTTATCCGTTCCGCCTCACTACGCAGATTCCGACCAACCTGGGGGCTGGATCTAATGAGTCGGAGATCTACTTTGCTGACTTCGCTGATTGTTACATCGGGGAGGAGCAGGGTTTGATCATCAGTTTCAGCCAGGAAGCCTCGTACAAGGATGGCGCTGGCGAATGGGTGAGCGCCTTCCAGCGTGACCAGACCCTGGTGCGCGTGATCGCCAAGCACGACTTCGGCCCGCGCCATGTGGAGTCGGTCGCTGTTGGTGTGGGCATCACCTGGGGCGCCGGTATGTAATCCGCTCGCTCCGCCTGCGCGCGGGGCGTGTTCCTGTTCAGTTGGAGAAAGATAATGAGCAAGCTTATTTCTGTCACCTTCGTCAAAGCATGGCGCGGGTATAGCAAGGGTGAAGTCGCAGGCTTTGAACCTAAAGTCGCACAAGGTCTTGTGGATGCAGGTTTTGCCAATGGCAAGGAACTGACTGCCAAGGGCAAAGGCAGTGGCAAGTCGGCGGGCGCTGCTGGCAAAGCTGATGCAGAGAAGGCTGCAGCGGAGAAAGCCGCAGCCGAGAAGGCAGCAGCCGAGAAGGCAGCAGCAGGCAAGGCTGCCGATAACGAAGGTAAGCCTTAACCATGGCCCGGCGAATCGCCTACACCGGCTCAGCTGTGCTCACGGTAGATGATGTGGCTTATCAGTGCAGGGTGGATGCAGAGGACCTGCAGCCCGAGCTGATCGAGCAGATCATCATACCGGGGGTTACCGTCCAGGCCGAACAGCGGACAGGTGCAGCGATTCGTGAGGCCACCTATGAAGAAGATTGGCCAGAGTCGCGTGCATCGGGCAGCCCGCTTGATGTTGGCCAAGCCAGCGAAGTGCTCAAGGTGGAGCGGATCCTGCCTGACGGCACGCTCGAAGAGCTGGCCCTGGCTGATGCGCCACGCCACCTGCGTCGTGGCCAGCGTGAGAGCTGCCTGCACTTCACTGGCGGTCGGCCAGTCGGACCGCTGCGCATCACCTACAAGGCCGGTCTCGACATTGAAGCCAATCCCGGTGTCCGCAACTGGATGCTGATGCATGCGGGTAGTGCCTATGCACAGCGTGAAACGTGGGTGGTCGGTACGATTCTGGCTAGCATCCCGTCGAGTTATATGGACAGCCTGCTCGCTGATATCACAGTGCCGCCGAGGTTCTAATGGATACCGATACACAGAAACTGCTACAGGCGATGCAGGCTCAGACCGAGGCCATGCAGCAGCTGACCGAGGCTGTTGGCCGGTTGGTTGACTCCAACGCTGAGCTGATCGATATCGTCACCAGCGACGAGGAGTTCGATCAGCCGCAAGACGGCGAACTCGGCACCTATCTGGACGGCACGCCCATAGGGGGCTGACATGCAGGCAGGCAAATTGAATAAGCGCGTGAGCCTGCAGCGCCCGGCCCGCGTGCAAGATCCACAAACAGGCGACATGACCGATGGCTGGCTGGAGGTACGCAAGCAATGGGCCTCAATCGAGCCTCTGAGCGCCAACGCCTTTATCGCCGCGCAGGCCGTGCAGTCGAAGGTCAGCGTGCGTATCGTGCTGCGCTATCGGGACGACATCGCCAGCGCCTGGCGCGTCGTGCACAAAGGCTGCGTGTACAACATTGAGGGCGTGCTGCCGGATGATAACAGCGGTTTGGAATATCTGACGCTGCCCTGCAGTCAGGGGGTGAATGATGGCTGACGGGGTAGAGTACTCGCTGACTGGCATGGACGCGCTGATCGGCAAGCTTGGCACGGTTAAGCACGATGTGAAGTACAAGGGCGGGCGCTTCGCGGGGCGAAAGGCCGCTGCGGTCATTGTGGCCAAGGCCAAGCAAAATGCCTCTCGTAGCGATGACCCCGCAACCGGTCGCGTCATTGCGGACAACATAGCGTTGCGCTGGAACGGTAGGCTCTTCAAGCGCACTGGCGATATCGGGTTTCGGGTAGGGGTTCTGACGGGCAGCACTCGCAATTTGCAGCCGGGTAACCCTGATACCGGCCCGGGCGGCGCAACCCCGCACGCCATGTTGGTTGAGCTGGGCACATCCAAAGCGCGAGCTCAGCCGTATTTGCGGCCTGCGGCAGAAGATAACCTGGCTGAAATCACCAACGAATTTCTGCGCCAGTATGAAAAAGCGCTAGACCGCGCCATCAGGCGGGCCAACCGAGAGAACAGGGGCTGATATGTATGCGCCGATATTTCAGGTCATCGCCGCCGTGCCAGCCGTCACGGCGCTGCTGGGCACAGGCCCCGTCCGGTTCTGGCCCTTTGGTGAGGGTGAGGAAGACGCGCCCCGTCCATATGCGGTTTGGCAAACCATAACCGGCAACGCTGAGAACTACCTGGACCAAGTGCCAGACAGCGATGCCTACACCCTGCAGGTTGACGTATATGCTGACAGCGCGGCCAGTGTCCGTGATGCGGCTCGCGCGTTGCGTGACGCCATTGAGCCGCACGCGCATATCGTCGCCTGGCGCGGTGAGAGCAGAGAGCCTGACACAAAGCTGTATCGTTATTCTTTCGACGTGAGCTGGCTGGTCACACGCTAGCGCCGCCGTCTCTAACAGCCCGCCCAGTGCGGGTTTTTTTATGCCTGAAAACCCGCAACAGGAGTACTACCCATGTCTATGAAAACTCAGGGCACCCAGCTCTATACCATCGACCCCGACACTCAGCAGGTGCTCAAGGTGGCCGGCGTGCTCAGCATTGAGGGCATCGACTCGCCTAACTCGGAGATTGAAGACACCACGCTTGAAGAGCGAGTGGCTAAGAAGTTCAAGGCCGGCCTGGCTGAGCCCGGTACTGCCACCTTTGGCGTCAACTTCGACAGTACCACTGCGGCGCACGTGCGGTTGCATGAACTTAAAAAGCAGGGAGTTACGCTGCCCTGGGCGCTTGGCTTCTCCGATGGCTTTGACATTGCGCCCACGGTAACCGGCGGCGAGTTTGAGTTGCCTGACACGCGCACCTGGATCGACTTTCAGGGGCACTTGGCCGCTTACCCGTTCAACTTCACGCAAAACGCCTTTGTTGGCTCCTCCATCGGCATTCGTATGTCGGGTGAGGTAAACGTGACACCTAAAGTCATCCCTGGGCCGTAAGGAACAATAATGGATATTTCAGTAGCCAGCCTGGCAGATCTGGGTGCCTTTGCCGGTGCCCCGGTGCGCAAGCCTGTTACCTGGACCCACAACGGCGAAAAGGTGACCGGCGATGTGTATGTACGCCCCGCGTCCTACTACTCGGTGATTGGCGAGATGGGTGAAAGCCTGTCTCGTGAACAAGTCGTTGCCGCGCGCATCGCTAACCATATTTGCGATAAACAAGGGCAGCCGCTGTTCACTGTGGCCGACGTGCTGGGCAACCCCGAAACCGGTCGCGGCCCGCTCAATAGCGAGTTGACTGTCTCCCTGCTGAACGCCATCGGCGAGGTGCTGGGGCTGGGAAAGCAGAAGCCGGCCCGGAAGACGTCACCCCGGAAGAAGAGTTCTGGTGCGAGCTCGTCCTCTCGGGCGTCGGTGGCCGCACAGTCGCGGAAGCCCAGCACCGGCTGAGTTACCAAGAGGCACTGCTCTGGCAGCGCTATCGCGCCCGCCGGGGCAGCCTGCACTTTGGTATGCGCATAGATCGCGCCGTATCCCGCGCGTTGTGTGTGCAGCTCAACAGCCAGTCCAGAGCCGCGCAGTTCGAGATTGCGGACTTCTCGCCGTATGAGGATAGCGGGCCAGCGCCGGTTGCGTCAGACGCGCCAGTGGCGAGCGTTGAAGATGTGTTCGGGTTGCTGAGCCGGCTGGCAAGTAAGGGTGATTGACGCACCGCAAATTTAGCGCCCAGCAGCTGATTGAGGCGCTGGCCCTGGTGAATGACAGCGCCACGCAAATGTCCGTAGGCTAATGCCTCAAGCTGCTGGGCTACCAGCGCAAGCGCTCATCGCCGCAGGGCCGCTATGGCATCCGGCCTGGGTGTATGTGCTTGAAGCGCTGCCGGCGCTGGATGTGGCTGTGTAGGGGCTTTGCGTAGGGGGCTGAGGAGGGTAGGTGTTGCAAACATCTACTGATTAAATAGTAAACATTTTGTTGACACCGTACTTGACATGGGGATAATCGCGGGTCAGATTTAATTCAGCCCTGTATTTTGAACTTAGGTTCATATAAGCATCCAACCATGTGTGGCCAAATGGATTAGGCATTGCCTTATTGGCTACGTTGGATGGTTTCACTGGAGCTACAGCAGGACACCGCCATGACGCAATTCAAAGAGAACTCGATGACTGGCTCTACTAAGCTGGCTTCTGTGTGCGCGACTGTTGCTGTGGCAGGACTGATGCTGGTTCAGTCAGGTTCGGACTTTGCTCCGGCTGCAGAGCGCCCTTTGGCTGCTGCTGTGCGGCCTGATGGCTGTGAAAACGCGGACTATGCGGACTTGCTGCGCGACATGATTCACGTTAAGGATCGAGTCGAGAACGCTCAGCGTATGATCATTTCTGGTCAGTTGCCGCATCGCATTCTGCGCCACCATCCCTTTGAAAATATCGCTGTTGTTATGGACGCTGGCTTCAAGGAATTAACGAAGCTGCGGCGTGCAGGCGAGATGGATGCCGACGACCAGCGTCTTTTTGAGGTGTTCGCTGACACCTTCGCTATGGTTAAGCAGAACGTAAGGCTAATTAACCAGGCGCTCAACCAGCCAAATGTGTTTGAAAGTGAGCTGAACAAGGATGGACTTGTGATGCTGGCCAGGATAGGCCGCGAGGCGTCTGCAAGGTTCAACGCCTAGCGAATGGATGTAGTTGAAGTCTCGTATCATTCGCAGACCTTTGATAAGTTCTTTGGCCCTGTTGAGCAGAAGCTTCCTGGCTTTACAGCAACGCTGCTGGCTGACTTTGCTCGGTACCAGCAGTCTGAAGGCCAAGAGCTGCCCGACTATTTTGGTTTTGATGCTCCGTACGGCAGCCCGCCAGAGATTGCTGGTTGCCTGGAGCATATTCATATATGCCTGCCGCCTAGGCGGTTTTCACCTAAACGAAAGCAATTTGAACGCAAGTGTCGGAGGGGTAAGCCTGAAGACGATATTGCGCTTGTCTACGCGCGAGGGCGTTTTGAGCCGCACAGGTTTGTAATTCTCGGAATACTGTGGCCGGACGCGCACAAGCAAAGCCGTGATTTCGGCCTGATGAGAGAGCTTGGCCGTTTGGGCCGCGAGTTTCGGAATGACAATTAGCTGTACCGCATGAAGCAGTGCGGTTTTGTGTAACGAATTTATGGCCCCTGAACCCGCTACGGCGGGTTTTTTATTGCCCGGAGAAAACTGAATGGCTAGCAGATCGCTGGGCACCCTCACGCTCGACCTGATCGCCCGCACTGGCGGTTTTGTGCAGGGTATGGACAAGGCCGGGCGGGAGTCCGCCAAGTGGCGCAAGCAGGTGGAGAAGGACGCAAAAGCCATCGGCAAGGGTATTGGGGTTGCGCTGGGTACTGCCAGTGCCGCCGCTACTGCACTGGTGGTAACAACGGTGGCTGCTGCCAACGAGATTGGCCGGTTGGCACAGGTATCTAACGTGTCCGCCGAGACGTTTCAGCGCAATGCTGCAGCGGCCAAGCTGATGGGGGTAGAGCAGGACAAGCTGGCCGATATTTATAAAGACACCAACGACAAGCTTGGTGATTTCATGCAGACGGGCGCGGGCCCGCTTGCAGACTTCTTTGAGCAGATTGCGCCGCAGGTGGGTGTTACTGCTGAGCAGTTCCGGCATCTGTCTGGGCCCGATGCCCTGCAGCTGTACGTCGCCAGCCTGGAAAAGGCCAACGTCTCGCAGAATGACATGACCTTCTACATGGAGGCGATTGCGAGCGATGCGACCTTGCTGTTGCCGCTGTTGCGCGACAATGGCGCGGGTTTCAAGCTGTTGGGCGATGAAGCGCAGCGTGCGGGCGCGGTTCTGAGTGAAGACACGCTGAGCGCCGCAGAGCAGTTGAATGCGGCCATGTTTGTCATGGACCAGACTACTGCTGGCCTGAAAAACCAGATTGCCGCTGAGCTGCTGCCAACCATCGCCGGCTTGGCTGTTGGCTTCTCGGATATCACCGTCAGCGGCACCGTGGCGGAGGACACGGGGCGGGTGCTGAGCGGGACCATCAAGGGGTTGGCTGCAACCGCAGTTGGTGCATTCGCCGCAATCCAGCTACTGGGCAAGGGCATCGCTGGTTTGGCGTTGATCTCGGAAACCGCTACCCAGGGGGAGTGGTACGAGAAGGTCATACCGCCATTGCTGGCCCGCCGTATTTACAAGAACTGGGGAGATACCAAAGCCGTTCTTGGGGTTGTGGGTGACGATCTGGAGAGCACTGCGCAAGAGTATGCGGCGTTGCTGGACAGCATCTGGTCAGCCGGTAGCGAAGACGGCGGCACAGGCACCAGCGCTGAAGAGCGCATTAAGCGCATCACTGAGTTTTTGGAGTCTGCTCGTGCTGCTGCTGGCCAGGCTGGCGGCAACTTCCGGGCCCTTGGCAAAGACTTTGATGCCGCCAGCAAACAGGCAGAAAAGTCGGCCGAGAATGTGCGCAGTCAGATCACTGCGCTGGAGCGCGCTGCTGCCAGCTGGGGCATGAGTGCTGACGAGGTCAAGCTCTACACCCTGGAGCAGGAAGGGGCTACCGAGGCGCAGATTACCTACGCCATGTCGTTGATGGCGACGGTTGATAATCTGGAGCTGTCGAAGAAGGCGCACGAAGACTACGCCAACTTGCTCAAGGATCTGCGCACCGATGAAGAGGTGCTGACCGATCAGATGCGTGAGCGCCTCCAGGTGCTTGACGCAATGTCCGGCCTGACTGACGCCGAGCGCACTACGACGGCTGCCCGAGTGGCCGGAGCGGCAACCGCCGAGGCGCCAGATTTTGCGGGGGTGGATGCCCAGGTGGGCGGCGCATTTGGTGAGCTCGCCAAAGTAGATGAGGCAGAAGAAAAGCTGCAGGAGTGGTATGCCCAGCAGCTTGAAATGCTGGAGACGTTCCGTTCTGAAAGGGCTGACCTGAATGCCGCTTGGGATGCTGAGGAGCTTGCATTAAAGCAAGAGCATGAAGACGCCCTTGCGGAGATCGAGCGGGCGCGGCAGGTTGCCCGCATGGCTGCCGGCGAAGAGTTCTTTGGCAACATGGCGGATGCCGCCAAGGTGTTCTTAGGTGAGAACTCCAAGCTCTATAAGGCCGCGTTCCTTGTTGAAAAATCCTATGCAGTGGCCAAGGCGCTGATCAACGCGCCTAAGTCGTACTCGGATGCCTACGCTGCTGTGGTGGGGATTCCGATAGTTGGCCCGGCGTTGGCGCCTGCCGCTGGTGTTGCTGCTGCGGCTGCTCAGGTTGCCCAGGCAGCGGCTATTGGCAACATCGGCATGGCGCACGACGGCTGGGACAAGATCCCTAAAACCGGCTCGTACTACCTGGAAAAGGGTGAGCGCGTGACCACTGCGGAAACCAGCGCCAAGTTGGACGCGACGCTGGACCGCATAGGCCAGCAAGACCAGCCCGGCCCGGGCAATGTGACCGTGCACAACTACGGCAATGACCGTGTGCGCACTGAGCGTGATGCGAGCGGCGATCTGCGGGTGATCATTGAGGCGGTGGAAAAGGACTTTGCCACCAAGGTCGCCACCGGCAAAGGGCTGTACAGCAAGGCGCAGGAACGGGCCTACGGACTGAAAAGGGCGATTAGATGATCCAGTACCCAGCGGGCTTGCCCACACCGCAGCGGGCCGGCTATGGCTTTAAGCCGGTCAGCGGCATGCGGCGTACGCCCAACATGAAGGGCCGGGCGCGGGTGCGCCCCATCAGCCGCTCAACGCCGACAGAAGCCGTGCTGACCTACAAGCTGACGGCGCAGCAGTGCCAGCTGTGGGTCAGCTGGTGGCACGACGTGCTGATTGCAGGCACCGCGTGGCATGAGCAGCGGCTGCTGACAGAGCAGGGGTTACAGCTCTACAAGTGCCGGTTTATCGATGACTACGATGGGCCTGTGCTGGAGGGCATTAACCACTGGGTCATCACGGTACCGGTCGAGCTGTACGAGCGCCCGGTACTGCGCAACAACTGGGCACTCTACGCGCCGGACTACATGCGCTACATGAGAGAGTTTGACGTTGCGATGAATCGCACCTGGCCGGAGGCATCCGAGGCATGAGTAACTTGCTGAATCGGTTTTACGCCAGCTCTGGCAGTGAGATCGAGATACCAACCATCGCGGTATCAGATGGGGTTACCACCCATTACCTGACCATCGGTTTTGAGGATATGGACCTGCGCCTGGAGACCGGAGAGGTGGTGACCTTTTTGGGCTACGGCATGGATATCACGTTGCCCAGCAAGGGCAGTGATGGCGTGCAGGACTTGGCCTTCGCGATCTGCAACGTAGACGGTGCTGTTGGGCGGTTTGTACGCGAGGCGCAAGAGGGCGGGCGTGAGGTGCTCCTGACGTATCGCCTTTACCTTTCCAGCGACTTGGAGGCCCCAGCCAAGCCGCCAATAGACTTCAACGTCAAGGGCGGCCAGGTGACAGCAACAGAGGCCCAGGTGACCGCCGGCTATTACAACGTGCTGGCTACCGCTTGGCCGCGCCTTATCTACGACACACTGCGTTTCCCTGGTCTGAGATACATGTAATGGACTTGAGCAAATACACCCGCGGCGTCTACGTCGAGGGCGGGCGCGTGTGGCCGCAGGTTGACTGTTACTCCATGGTGCTGGAGGTGCGGCGTGATATGGGCCTGCCCGACTGGCCAGACTGGCCGGGCACTCAGAAAGCAGCTGGTGAGATGGCTGCTGTGGCTGATGGGTTCTTGCCGTGCTTGCATCCGTGTGAGCCGCACCCCGGTGCCATGGTCGTTTGCTATGAGGGCAGATGCGTAAGCCACTGCGGCGTCATCGTTGAGGTGGCCGGGATGCTGGAGGTGCTTGATATCCGCTCGCGCAGCGGCGTCAAGTGCTTGCCTTTGTCGCGGTTTGTGCGCGCATTCAATCGAGTCGAATTTTATGATTAAGCTCTATCCGTCGCACCTGCATGACTCGGCGCCCGTGCTAACGCTACCCATCAAGGGCGACACCATTGCGCAGAGCTTCAAGCGCGTTGCGCCTGACTTTGCCATGGACAAGTTCCACCGCATCAGCGTGCACCTGGACGGTGTGCCGGTGCCGGAATCTGAATGGCCGACCACGCCGGTCACGCCCGCCAGCCAGCTGGACCTGTACCCCAAGCCTGGTGATCCGGTAACGACCATTTTGGTGGTTGTGGCTGTGGTGGCCGTGGCTGCGTTGTACATGGCCATGAATGTTCCTGAGCCTGGCGCAGGCCGGGGGCAGGGTGAGGAAATCCCCCTGCGCGGTGCGCGCGGCAACCGTGTGCGCCTTGGTGACCCGGTGCGCGAGCTGCTGGGGCGAGACCGCATCTACCCTGACTACATCATGCCGCCCATCCAGCGGTTTGTTGACAAGCGCTCGCTGCAAACCAGCATGTGCCTGTGCGTGGGCGTGGGCAGCTACTTGAAGCCGGCCAGCCTGATCCGCGTGGGTGATACCCCCGTGGGCTTGTTCGGCCCGGACTTTGACTATCAGTTTTACGAGCCGGGCGAAAGCGTGGCGGGTGACCCGCGCGCTGTCATCTGGTACCCCTGCAGCGAAGTGGGCGCGACGGATGCTGGCACCCAAGGGCTTGACCTGGCATCCACCGCTCCCACCAGCACCGGCGTGATTGCTGACGCGATTGTGCTGGCCGGCAACATCGTCACCCTGGCGGGCGCTGATGCGGCGATTCCGGAGAGCTGGAGTGTCGGCACCATCGTCACGCTGCTAGCCCCGGACAACTACCGCGTTACACCGGTAGCCGGCTACGACCGCATTGCCGGGGACATGACCGGATTGGACCCGTTTGTTGGCATGCTGGTATCGCTCAGCGCGGACCTGGACTATGACCTGGTTGTGGCCAGTTACTCGCCCTATGTGCCGCCGGTAGCCGGCGTGGGCGGTGACCCGTCCACGGTTGAGGCCAGTGCAGCGCCCAGCACTTACGATTTTAGCGGCACCGCTGCGGCATGGGGTATCACGTATCAGGGCGAAACGCGGACCCTGAGCCTGGCTGCGGACTACAGCAACATGAGCGGGCTGGTTGCGGAGATCACCGCCCAGCTGGCTGGCATGGGGCTGGTAGCGCAGGACATGAGCGGCCGCATTCGGATTGTTGAGCCCAGCAGCCCGTACCAGGGCGGGCCAATCAGCCAGTCAGGCGCACCTATTGCCGTGTTCGGCGCGTCGCCCGTCTACACCGTGGGCACCGCCTCCACCGGCGGCACGCCGGAGCAGGCCGCGTTTATCACGCTGGAGTTTGATGACGGTGAGCCGTTCAGTGGCCTCGGTGAGGGGCCGCAGCGGCTTTCGCTGGGGTATCGCCGCAATCAGTACCAGATCACCGATATCACGGACCTCAACATAACCCTGGACCGGCTGACTGATACGGCGGTGGTTGATGCAGATTGGCCCGGTTTTGTCGGCCGCACGCTGCTGGATTACACCCTGCAGTCAGATGAGGTAGGCGATTACAACTGGATCGGGCCGTACCTGTTGTGCGATGCAGCCGAAACCACGGACTACATCGAGTACGACATTTACTTCCCGCAGGGGCTGGCCCGCTATAAGAGCAGCGGGTCTCGCAGAGCGGCGCAGCGCTCTGTGGTGTTTGAGTGGCGCGACGCCCTGGACCCAGGATCAGAGTGGCAGCAGGTCGAGCACACTTATTACGAGTCGACCGAGGACGCTATCGGGTTCACCCATGGGCTGGCTGTACCTGCTGGGACGCAACCAATGGGCCGGTGGCGCCGAGTTGAGCGCAAGGGCGGCAATCGGGTGCGCGATGAGATCTACGTCTTCGGTGCTCGGTCTCGTCTGGCGTCGCCCACCAGCTACGCCGATGTCACGCTGATGACGGTGAGTAGCTTGGGCGGAGCGCGAATGGCGGCGCAGTCCAACCGCATGGTCAGCCTGGTGGCAACCCGGATCTATGACGACGGCCAGCCGCGGTCTATCAAGGGCGCGTTCCTGCGCGTCACTGACAGTCTGGGCATACCGCGCAGCCGGGTGGATGTCGCCCAGCTGGATGCCCTGGAGGCGGCGAGCTGGCAGCCGCGCGGTGAGCAGTACGACTTTGCCCATGAAAAGCAGGTATCTGCCCGTGAGGCGCTGCAGCAGATCTGCGCCGCCGGTATGGGCCACCAGACGTACAGCGGCAGTTTGATCAGCGCCATGCGAGAAGGTGTGCAGCCGGTGCGTGGGTTAATCACTCCGCATGAGCTGACAAGCGAGCTGGTCAGCACGTTCCAAAGCCCCAGCCCGGACGACTTCAGCGGGGTGGATGTCACGTACCGCAATGGCACCACGTTTACCGAGGAGACCATCGAGTGCCGCCTGCCGGGGCTTACGGCCACCAAGGTGGACAAGGTCACCCTGGATGGCGTCACCGATCCGGATCGCGCCTGGCGCATCGGTATGCGCATGCTGCGCAAGCACCAAGGTCAGCGGTGGCACTATGCCGGTGATACCGAGCTGGACGCCCAGGTGCATGAGTACCTGGACCATGTGTTGCTGGCCGACGATCTGCCGCACACCACCATCTCGGCGCTGATCGTCGATGCAGAGCGTGATGACGATGAAGGTGTTGTCTGGCTGGAGGTAGGCGAGCCGCTGGATTGGGAGGTGAATGAGCCCAGAGCGGTCATCCGCCGGCACGACGGCACAGCCACAGCGCTGTTCACCCCGTTGCGCGGCCTGACCGAATATCACCTGGCAGTGCCAGCGGCAGTGATTGATTTCGAGCTGCTGACCGATGACCCGCACATCGAGCAGGCCCGCCTGCTGTTCGGCCCGTCCGAGCGCGTGGGGTACCCGGCCATGATGTCCATGATCAAGCCCGGCAGCGACGGCACGACCAGCTTTGAAGCCGAGCAGTACAACCCTGACTACTACGCCGACGACGACAACTACGCCCCGGCATAACCCTTAACGCCTCAAAAAAGCACGGCGCCCGGCGCTGTGTGATTGCGCGCGCATGGAGAAAAGCAAATGCCCTACAACACTGGCAACCCGGTTGGTTCTGAAGATCCACGGGACTTGATTGACAATGCCGCCGATCTGGACCGCGCCCTTACATCCACGGAGGCCACGTTCCAAGACCGGCTTGGCCAAACCCGGCTGACATTCGCGGGCATGTCGAGTGCAGCAGGTGATGCAACTCTGGCGATTCAGGCCGCAGAGCGCGCAGAGAGTGCCGCCGCCGATGTGGAGAGTAATGCAGAGGACATTGCCGCTGCTGCGGTGGCAGGTGTGGTGGATGCGGTAGATGGGGCGGTAGCGCAGGCCGAGGCGGCGCGAGATGCGGCGTTTGTGAATGCCGAGTTGTATGTCAGCACCGCTGAAGGCCTAGCGGCTACCGTTGAGGGCGAGCAGTTTCAGGTGCTTTCGGCTGATGGATTGGAATACATCCGCTACCGTCACGATTCTGGCCCTCTGGCGACAGAAGTAGGGCGATACCCAAGCTCAGGGAAAGTACAGGCTGTATCAGATAAAACGGACGGCACTACCCTGATTGCCGAAGCCTCCGACGCCGTAACAGCCCGCCAGCTGCCAGGTGGAGGGCGCTTTGGCGATCAGTCTTTAACGGTTGATGCGGGATTCAATGTCGGGCACAAAGTAGACGTGCATGGGGTATTCGTTTCTGGCGGCATGCCGTACTTCAACGTGCGCGATACCAACCCCGATACGACATGGGGCGTCGCAGACCGGCTGGGCCTGTCCCCCATCAGCACCGGGCGCGCAGAGGATGGTTTCCCAATCCGCAACCCTTGGCTCAGCCGGGAGCTAAACGAGCGCCTGGGTGCGGCGCCACTAATCGCATTCGATGGCGACAGCCGCATCGACCAGGGGGTCGACACTTACCGCACAAACACTATGGGTATCCCATACTGGCTGTCGTTCCTGAGCGGCGGCCGTTTTGATGTCCGAGACGAGCTTAATTTTGGAATCGGGGGTCAGACATCGACACAGATTCTCGCGCGTGTAAACAGCACTATCGCAACGTGCAAGGCGTTCGGCTGCACTAAGCTGATAGCTCTTTTCTCGCTCAATGACCGTGGCAGTATTTCTGGATCAGCTGGCAGTACGGCTGCCCTAACTATCGCGAACCTTGAGGCTTATCAGTCGGCAATTCTGGGCGCGGGTATCGACCTGATTTGGGTCGCTGAAATTCCCTGCGGCAACCCTGAATGGCAAGTAGCAAACCCAGGTGAGCCTGACTATGGCTTGCAAGCGTCGGCAACACTCAACCACCTTGCTGTACGTCGCTGGCAGCTTGCTCAGCCTTTCAAGCACCCCCGCGTAGCGGTTGCCGATCCGTTCCCGCAAATGGTCGATACCACTACTACCGCAATCAATGGTCGCGTAGGGGTAATGAAGGACGCGAAGCACGAGAGCGCTTTTGGCGCGTACCTGATGGCGAAGGCGTTGCTGCCAATTATCGAGCAGCGGCTGCCGCCGCTTTCTCGCGTCACATCGCATGCGGCAGATATTTACAGCGTAGAGAATCCCGGCGGTTCACTGTTGGGAAATAAAACGATGTTCTGGGGCGCGGGCGGCACGTTTATTGGGGGTGGCAGCCACGCCGGGACTCTCCCAGATGGCTGGGAAGCGAACATCGCGGGCGGCCTGACTGCCACATTCACAAGCGTCCCCGCCGATGACGGTGGCGCGCCGTGGCTGCAGGTGGCTATTACAGGGGCAGCGGCTGCGCCGCAATGGTTGACGCTAAGTGCAGCAGCTACAACCGTCGCACCTATGCTTGCGGGGGCTGAGTTCATGGGTGTTTGTGAAACCGAGATTGATGCAGGCCATTCTGGCTTGATCGCTAACATGCTGCGCCCCGTACTGACCATGGTTGACACGTCCACTCCACATTGCGCCGCCGGCGTTCAAGCATTCCTGCCGACAGACATAAACAAGCATCTTCCCGATGTTGCGCTGTCAGGGGTCGCGGTCACGCCTCCCCGCCCTGTCCCTGCCGGAACCGCTTCTTCCGCTGTTTTGCAGCTGCAACTGATAGGCGATACCGGCACGGCAGTCAGCGCCGTGGTGCGCTACCGCCTGCCCTCACTCAACCTGAAAACAGAGGTTTAACATGATCCAAATTATCCCTGATGCAGATTATAGCGGTAACGGTTTGGCCAGCGTTGCAAGCCCACTGCCGAGTCACGGCGGCAAGCTGTTCGCTACTTACCTACCCGGTAGCGGGTGGAATGGCCTTTCTAATGCGGGGCAGGACTACAGCGGGCAAAGGGGCGACCTTTACCTTGGCTCGGCGGCGGTTAGCGCGCTGGGCGTCGGAGCGGTGGCAGCTGACTACGCGCAAACACCTTTCACCGCATCCGAGTGCGCAGCTGGAAACGGGGCAATGACGTGGTGCGGAGTTGTAAAGGTTCCGACCGGCAGTACCATCATCCCGCTTTTTAACTCTGGTACCGCTAACCCATACGCGGCCTTGCACCTCTCTCCCGGCGGAGACAACATTTCAGCGTTTAAGGTTGACGGGGCGGGGTCGGTGCAAGCGCAGCATATATTTGACCCTGCCGTAAAAGGGCAGTGGGCTTTTGTTCATGGTCGCTGGGATGCTGCCACAATCTAGGCCGGAATTGTGCGCCCCGCTGCCGGGTGGGTCGGCGCTGCCGGTTACTCGACGCTAGCCAGCTCGAAAACTTTCCTGAACGCTCTGCCCGTCCGCATTCTCCCGGTTGACGGCTCAGGGTCTGGCGACCCCGAGTTAGCCATAGGGGGGTTTTACAGTGCGGCGCTTTCTGATACGGAGCTGGCTGAAGTTTATTACTCGGCAAAGACAGCAATGGCGATGAAGGGGGTTTTGATTTGAGAGTTGACGTGTATTCCAGGGGATTATCGAGGAGTGATGTTATTGTGCTTTAATAAAGTGACACCACTTACTGAAGGATGACCGGTTTATGCCAGTAGATATCGGGAAGATTACTATAGATCGCTGTGGAATCGGGATTATGACAGAGGGCGCTTCTGGCGTTAGAGTCGGAGAAGCGACGATATCGAATACTGGTATAGCTTTCTTGGATTGTTCTTTCTCTGGGGGCGTGCATGAAGCGCTTGATGCTCTGGGGTTATCCCGAAGGGTGCCTCCATTAGAGGCGGGAAGGTTTGTTGAAGAAGTCCTTGCGGCAGATCCTGCGGACAGGGTCAAAGTGATTGATAGCTCGACTATTCTGCGTGACCCTTTGAACTTGGTTTTGAAGGGGGCTGAACTGACTGACCGCATTCTGCGGATCGTGGACAGTGAGGCGGTGGAAGGTTTGCTGCGTACGCTGACCGGGTCTGGTAGTGGTTAACACTCCGATCTTTTTAAAGTTTGGCTCAGGGGAGAATTTTCCCAGCTATTTTATGTGCGCTTGCTGCTCGATCCGGAGCTGAGCACTGCCAAAGGATTTAGCTCTAGAATTCTATTCATATCACCAACCGCCCTAGTGGCGGTTTTTTTGTGCTTGGAGACTCCATGACTGTAATCACCGCTGAAAAAGCAGGCGGGGCAAACGTGTGCGCGTTCCTCGACATGCTGGGCTGGTCAGAGGGCACTGTTCAGGTACCTGGCAGTGACGACGGGTACAACGTACTCGTTGGCGGCACGCTGTTCACCGGTTACGCCGATCACCCGCGCGTCTCGGTACCGCTCCCGCGTTACGGTATCCGCTCGACGGCGGCGGGGCGGTACCAGTTCCTGTCGCGGACCTGGGACGGCATCGTCCGCATTTATGGGTTCCGTGGACGGTTCATTCCCGAGGCGCAGGATCTGGCTGCCATCAAGCTGTTGAAGGAATGCGGCGCATACCCGCTGATCCAGCAGGGCAAGATCACAGAGGCCATCAAGCTGGCCGCCCCCATCTGGGCCAGCCTACCGGGCGCCGGCTACGGCCAGCGCGAGCACCGGCTGGCCAAGCTGTTGGAAATCTACGCAGATGAGCGCGCCGCCGAGGCGCGGCCAGAAGAGCAACTGCTGGCCGTGTACACCGGGTGCGGCGGGGAGGTCGCGTGCTGAGCAAATACCAGGTGCTGGCCGCAGCCGCAGCCCTGGTCATTGCTGCCGGGGCTGCCTATTGGATCGTTAGCCCTCGCATTGAGCTGCAGCGACAGCGCGCAGATGTGGCCGAGCGGGAACTGGGCAATGCCAACGCCATGATCGAGACCCAGGCGCGTGTACTGGAGGGTAATCAGCGCATGTTGGGCGAGTTGTCAGCTATCCGTGCCGGGATGGTCGCCTTGGGGCAAACCGTAAACCAGAACCAGCGCGAGCAAAGCGCTGCCCTTGAGGAGCTGAAACGCCATGACAAAACTGTCGCTGATTATCTGGGCCTCCCTGTGCCTGCTGACCTCGGCGTGCTCTACGCAAGACCCGAAACCACCGACCCCGCCGCCTACCGCGCCGGTAGTGCAGTGCGACCTGACCCTGTGCTACCTGCCCGCCCGCCCGCCGATCCGCACCAATAA